CGTAAGACATTTTAAAGCAATTGGCATTTGGAAAGGTGGACATGACAGAATCCCAAATCCCGGCGATATTGCAATTTTTCAAGATAAAAATGGTAAACCCAATCATACAGAAATTGTGTTTTCGGTAAATAAATCAAAAGGTACTTTTCAAGCCATTTCTGGTAATTATTTAGGAAATGTTGGTCTTCGTACTAGAAAAATCCATGGAAGTAATATTCATGGATATGGTTGTCCTAAATATAGTGATTATAAAACTGTTACGCCCGCAATTGTACAAAAAGTAATGATGGGATTATATGGCAAAGGTGCTACTATTGGTACGACTAGATACAATAAACTTGCACTTGAAGGTTATGATCCTGATGCGGTACAAACTAAAATTAATTGGGTTATAAACATAGCACGGGCTATTAAAGATGGCAAAGAATGGGCTAAGGAACATTATGGCAATGATGAAAAACGTGAAAAAGCACTTGGTTCATGGTATCCAGTCGTGCAAAAACAAATCAATGTATTATACGGAATTGATAAATGGTAATTAAATGAGGTGAATAAACATGGCAAATAATGATAATATTATTTATGCTAAATTTAATCATGGTCGTGAAATAACGACTGATTCACGCTCTCAGTATGCTTATGGGCAGGTGTTAAAAATAAGCGGACTACACTTGCCCGCTAGTTTTGATGCAGATATTTCAAATAAAGGTGATAAACAAGCAAAAGTTGTAATAGGAACAGACAATGAATTACCAATAGATGATGCGTTCTTCTTGTCAGGTAAAGATGTTATCGTAATGATCAATGTACATGCCGCAGATAAAGATGGACGCACTAAATATATTATTAGGATTCCTGTTGAGAAACGTCCCGAACGTGCGGATATTGAATTAGAACCTGTTGAACAGGATGTTATATCTGTTGCTATTGCAGCTTTAAATGAGGCGGTTGAACAAACATCGGCAAGTGCGGAAAGTGCCGAAAATAGTGCAAACCGTGCTCATGAATCAGCAGTAAATGCAGAAACGTCAGCAACTAGCGCATCTAATTCAGAAGTATTAGCACAACAGTATATGGAACGTGCAGAGACTGCCGCTGAAAATGCTGAACAATCTGAAGCAAAAGCAAAAACTAGTGAAGATAATGCCAAAGCGTCTGAGACACATGCTGAACAAATTGCTACTGAGATCGAACAATATACAGAGCGTGCGGAAACCGCTTCTACGAACGCTGAATCTTCTGCTTCTATCGCCGCACAAAAAGCTACCGAAGCGTTAGCGTCCGCAAATACAGCGACAACTAAAGCAAATGAAGCATCAATTTCCGCAACAAGTGCACAGAACTCTGCGGACAATGCACAACAATCTGCTACAGATGCACAAGAATCTGCAAATTCTGCATCAGCATCCGCAAGCAGAGCATTAGTAAATGCAGAGAAAACGCAAAGCGATAAAGAAATAGTCGAATTTGCTAAGTCTAATGTACTATCAGCTGTAGGTGAAGCGCAGAATTATGCTACGACCGCACAATCCGCAAGTCAGGCTATTCAAGATATGAATGTTGAAGCTATTACATTAGGCGTTGATTCTGATGTTACTGTTGAAAAGTCTGTTGATCCTGTGACTGGCGCAGTTACGCTTACTTATGGCATCCCTAAAGGCGTCAAGGGCGAAAAAGGTGATACAGGAAGTAAGGGTGATAAGGGCGACCCATTTGTTTACTCTGATTTTACACCTGAACAGCTTGCTTCACTCAAAGGTGAAAAAGGTGATAAAGGTGACCAAGGAATTCAAGGTGAACAGGGAATCCAAGGTATTCAGGGTATAAAAGGTGATACTGGTGACAAAGGCGATAAGGGTGACGCTTTTTCATATTCCGACTTTACACCTGAGCAATTAGCATCACTTAAAGGTGAAAAAGGTGAAAAGGGTGACGCCTTTGAATATTCAGACTTTACTCCACAACAACTCGCTTCTTTAAAGGGCGAAAAAGGTGATAAGGGTGATGCTTTCGAGTATTCTGATTTTACGCCTGAACAGTTAGCGTCTTTAAAAGGTGAGAAGGGTGATATTGGAAATACGGGTGCTAAAGGTGATACTGGCGATTCAGGAGTTTACGTAGGAACTTCCGCACCATCAGATACAAATGTAAATGTATGGATTGACAGTGACGGTGATCCTGATGATATTGTAACTGATGTACAGATTGATGGGACGAGTATTGTAAGTAATGGTGTTGCTGAGATGCCAAAGGCTTCTTATAATTATTTAGGTGTTGTAAAAACAGGCAATGATTATGGTATAGCTTCTTTATCTAATGGACGTATTACAGTTTACAAAGCAGATGATACTCAAATTAAAAGTGGTGAAAGTATTTACAGACCTATAGTTCCAAGCAATCAACATAGTGCAATCTTTTATGGATTAGCTAAAGCCGCAGGAGATACTACACAATCTTTATCTTCTAATGCTATTGGCACTTATACAGATGAAGCTATTATTGCTATTCAAAAAATGCTTGGTGTATATCAAGCACCTTTTAGAACTATTAAAGAAATAACTATCACAGAAGAAACAAAATTAATTTATATAGATTCCGATGAAGATGGTAATTCATTTGCGCTAACAGAATTAATTATACTTTTTGATTCAATGATTGCAACTGGTAATGGAACAGGTTGGATTGTTGTTAATAACAATGAAGCAAAAATTAAATCCAGTGCAGATATAGCTGTTTTAAATGCGCCAAATGTTTATTATTCGACAGAGAGAACAACCTTGTCTCATTTATGGTTGTCTGGAGGTAGGTTCTTTGGCGAAGCTATGGAGAATCTTCCGTATTCTTATTCTCGTTCAAATTTAGCATCTTGTAAAAACTCTATGGGATTAATAGAATGTGAAACAATGAACAATATTTTTATTTATTCTGCAAATGACCATAAGTTTACAAGTGGTACTATTACAATCATTGGACGATGATTAAATACCTCATAGAGAGCGAGGTGATTTAACATGAGTGTATTAAAAATAAAAGATCAAAACGGGAATTGGATACAGATTCCCACAATTAAAGGTGAAGATGGTCAAGATTATATATTAACCGAACAAGACAAAGAAGATATAGCAGAACTGATTGATGCTCCTGTTGAAGACGTTAAAATTGAAAATAATTCTATTGTTAATAATGGTATCGTAAATATTCCTATTGCAAGTACATCTCAGGCAGGTGTTGCACATATTAATACTAACAATGGGATAGGCATACAAAATGGTTATTTATTTTTGTGTGATGCTAATTCTGGAACAATAAAGTTAGGTAATCATCAGTTTCGGGCTATAGTACCACTTAGACAACATGAATCTGTATTCTATGGCTTAGCCAAGGCATCGGGAGACTCTACGCAGTCAGCAAGTGACAATGCCGTTGGCACGTATACAGATGAAGCAAAAGCATCTATTCAATCAATGCTTGGCGTGGCTAATAAAGCAGACGTGTTAATAGTAACAATAGGTGATGTTATAAATAGTGATAATGGTATATATGAAATTGATAGTACATTTACCGATATTTCAAATGCCTTAGAAAGTGGCGCAAATGTAATCGTAAAAAATTTGAGTGGTGCGGTTCTTCCTTATGTTGGAAAAACTTATATTAATTCTAACGATGTCTTTGCATTTGGTATTTCTGTTACTTATAACGGCATGGCTATATTACAGGGGTATTTAATAACAAGAAGTAATACCGCTATAGAAGTTAATCAATATACTACAATTCCTGTTAATACAAGTGATTTGATAAATAATTCTTTAGTAGAAGATGTACAGATTAATGGAACAAGTGTCGTTAGTGAAGGAGTGGCGAATATCCCAAAAGCAGGTACAAATTTTGGAGTCGTTAAAATTAATAATTCAGGAGAAAATATATATGGCATAGGTATAAATACAGATGGACAATTATATATAGCACCTGCAAATGCCACTCACGTAAAACAGGGAACAGCTACATATCGTCCTATATGTGCATCAAGACAACATGAATCAACATTCTATGGTCTCGCAAAGGCGGCGGGTGACACAACCCAATCTCAATCTTCGAATACTGTAGGTACATACACAGACGAAGCAAAGACCGCAATCAAACAAATGCTTGACGTTAAAGATGATTATGATTCTCTTGTTGTTGAAGTGTCAGGTACAGACCCAGTAATCACAGGAAAACCTTCATATAGATATAATTGTGGTGAACTTTATACATTAACAGTGACACCACCTGCAAGTGGAACTATGGACATTATCTTTACATCTGGCACAACACCTACTGTATTGTCTCTTCCTAATACAGTAAAAATGCCCGATTGGTGGGCAGGAATCGAAACCAATACAACATATGAGATGTGCATCACAGATGGAACGTATTGTGGGGTGATGTCATGGGCAACTTAACGGTAAAAGAAAGTGGAGAGATGGTTAATATCATCTCTCCAAATGTTAATAATATTACATCTTTTAAGGTACATTTTAGTCCGAAACAGGAAGGAACAGGTGATCCAAGTCCTGAAAATGTTAGAGAGATAGTCGGTTGGAATGGTGTTGAAGGATATAAGTGCGGAAAGAATATGGCGCATATCGTTGGATATAGTGCTAAATCTATGAATAATCCTTATGCCAGTAGATTTCTTACAAACAATTATGGTACTACTATAAATACAATTGAGCCTATTAATGAAGTAATTGTTACACAATCAACTTGGGATGATAGTAAAGATAAATGGCATTATAATAATGGTTATTTGGATATAATTGACGATAATTTAGTATTTGGTCAATGGTACAAAATTTCTTTTAAAGTTACAAACATAATAAATAATCCTTTAAATTGTTCATTATCAAATATACGTGTTTTAACGCCAAAAGGTAGTGGATTTAATGTATATATTGATGGTGATTATGTATACACCATTGTTCAATATTTGCCAATTACTTCTCTTCCAGAGCGTCATCATATAGAAATCCGCAATTGTGGAATGTCATTTACAATGTCTGATTTTATGGTTACTGCTGTTGATAATGAGGATTATATTTATGAACCATTTCAATATGGAACAGTTCCAATTAATTGGTCAACCAATATTAAAAAATGGACGTATACAGATATTATTGTTCCTGATAATTATAGTACTAATAATTTTAACGGTTATGGAAACAATCTTTGGGATAATATTATAGAAGACATTCCTTCTGAGTGGTTCGGAAAATCACTTACATATTCTGTTTATATTGATCGTGCTGAATCACCTTATAATTCTTATGATGACGCACGAGTTTGGTTTTATGGTGATTCTACAACCATGAAAGAAGCATCCAGTACATACAGAATTACTGAAGCATCAAGTAGTGGCAGAAGTTGGGTTACATTTACAATCCCAGATGGAACGACAAAACTTGCTTTGGGATTGTATCTCTCAAAAGGAAGTAGGGCATATAATCCACAGCTTGAATTTGGTGAATTACCTACAGATTATCAATCGTATGTGGGAAATATATATGGTGGATACGTTGATTTGGTTACTGGTGAAATAGTTCAAACTTATCACTGTTATCAAATAACAGGACAAGAGACATTTACTAATGTAGGAAGCAATTGGGTTAGTATATATGTATCCCCACAAGGAATGCAAGCCAGTTTAACTAAAAACGGATTTTGCACACATTATCCATATAGTCCTTATACAAAGGATGCAATAGGTGTTATGTTTAATGAACATACAGTTACATTTGACCAAAGAATTGGTGATGCTACATATTGGAAGAATTTCTGCACAGAACAATACAATAATGGTACACCTGTCACTTTAGTGTATGAAATAAAAACACCATTTACAGCAGCAACCCTTTCTCCTACTCAACTTTCTACTCTTAAAGGTCAAAACAATTTCTGGTCAAACGCCGACTATGTAGAAATAGAATATGAACTCACAGAAACTTTTGATATACAAAAGACAAAACGTAAAATCATTCTTAATCAGCCACACGTTGAATCTACATCTGGCACTATTGCAAAACCAGAAACAGATATGATTGGAAAGATAAAGGAGTGTAAGATTCACTTTATGCCTGTTCAACAAGGTGACAGTGATCCAACTCCTGATAATATTGTACCTATTACTGGTTGGACTGGAATTGATGTATATCAGGCTTTTGTTGAGTATCCTATTACGCCTATGGTTAATACAACAACTGGTTATGGTGTGAAATGGGTGGTGGATAAAGATGGGCTAATGACAGCTTATGGTACACCGACAGCATATACTGGCGCAGTTTTGGGAGCAATAGATGTGAACGGTGATGAAACTTTATATGGTGCTATTGCAGGTAGTTTAAATAATGTTACTTTTAATAAGCCGACATTACTTGATTCAAATGGTAAGAATGTAGTTTACACAGCGGGTGATGGTATTTTACAAACAGGACTTGATTTAAGTTTATATAGCGATATTAAAAAGATTAGAGTTCCTATAAAGAGAAGCGGTAACGTATTTATGTCAGGTTCTTGTAACGCTATTATTTGGAAAGATAAAAAGCCAACAATATCTACAACAACTATTGATTGGACTGATATTGCGGGAACTATATACGGTGGGTATGTAGATTTAATCTCAGGCGAGTTAGTCGTTACACAAACAATAATAAAAGATAAATGGGGAAATTGGGAACAAAATGGCGTTTTAGATAATCATGTAAGAAAGACACATGATTTTCAATATAGGGTTAAAGGTGGAAGTGCCTCACAATACTGTTTATCAAATGTAACTTCTAATTATGTGTGGTCTAATTCACAAGACACTGTTCATTACTATGCTGCATCAACTGGACGATTAGCTTATATGATATTACCAACAGATTTTGATGAAAATACAGATGTTGAAGTGGTTGGCACTTTAGTAGAACCTATTACTTATCAACTCACATCACAACAGTTAACTACTCTTCGTGGCATTAACAATATATGGTCAAGTGCCAACGGAGAAGTTGAAATTAAATATTGGAAACATTAATTTAGGAGGAAATAATTATGACTCAATACTATATCATGGAACTTCAAAAATATGCGGACGGTTCTTACGGTGACATTAAACACATTGCGTATGATGAAGACCCTACAAGGGCGAGACTTAAAGGTGAAAGTAAGTTTTATGAAATTTTATCGGCAGCCGCTGTAAGTGAATTACCTGTACATGCCGCTATCATGTTTACATCTGAGGGCGTACCTGTGATGAATCAGAGATACGTACATGCGATTCCGCAGGTTGAACCTGAAACACCTGAAGAAGAAACGCCCGCAGAATAATAAAATTGGAAAGGGGTGAGTCAGATGGGTTTAGGAGAATTGATTGAAACAATATTACATCAACTTCATCCCTTCGAAGGTCTTAGTTCTACATTGCTTTTTATCGGTTTTGTTTTGTGTACATTTATACAAATATCTCCCATTAAAATCAATCCATGGGATATCCTGCTTGGATGGATCGGAGAGAGATTTAATTCGGGCATGAATAAAAAGATAGACAAGATTGACGATAGGGTTGGAAAATTGGAAAAACGCTTTGATGAACACATGGAAGACAATAAACAGGATAAAATTAAACAGCAACGACAGTACTTGGTTTCATTTGTTGATGAAGGTGTAAATGGTAAGCGTCATACCAAAGAATCGTTTGAAAATGCAATTCGAGTGTGTGACGCTTATGAAAAATTCATTACGGAAAATCATATAGAAAATGGCGTAATACAATCTACTATACACGCCATTAGAACAAAATATGAAGAGCATTTACTTAATGCAGACTTCGCAACAGAAAATCATTATATTACAAATATAAAGGAGAATTAATTATGGAAATTATTGCAGTAGTAATTTTGATTGAAGCTCTTATTGAGTATACGAAAACTGTAGCCAACAGCTTTGAATCAGGCGATTATAAGACTTTCAGAACTCAGTTAGCTAGTATTGTTATTGGTATTGCAGGTTGTCTCCTGTTCCACGCCAACGCATTTACTAGTTTTGATGTCGCTCCTATTATAGGTACTGTGATTACAGGTATCATTGCAAGTCGTGGCTCTAACTATGCGAGTGATCTGCTTGGTAAGCTGACACATAAGTGATGCGTAGCAGGTCAAATTTCGAAAATTTAATACGGAAAATCGACTAATTTTTTTAGTCTGGATACTTTCATGGGTGTTTCTACCTCTGGGTGGAAGCACCCATTTTTTGTGCGAAAAAGGATATTACCTGATATCCAATCGCTCCTTTCTAGATGATTACCGAATTGATTACTGTTAATCAAAGAAAAAACAACACGCTCAAAACCTTGTTGATTTTAAAAGGAATTGAGCGTGTTTCTCAGAGCTGGCAACGAGAATCGAAGACAAGACATGCGCTAAACCCCTTATTTTATTGGGCTTTTTGATTTTAATTTGATTACCTAGTAATCAGGTCAAGAAAACTCTGCGATTGAATCAATAATCTCTCGTTTTTTATTTATAGATTTTCGATTCCTATGATAATGTACTTCAGAAGTTCTAATTTCTGCATGTCCCATTTGATCCTTAACCATTCTGTTATCTACATTAGAATCTAAAAGAATGCTGTCGTATGTAGCACGAATTTTATGTGGCGATTTTTTGCGAATTTTCAATTTGCGACAAATTGCATATTCTCTTCTTCTAATATGATAAGTCGTTAAACGTTCTCCATCTTCCATAAAAACATATTCGCCTTTATTAGAATTATAATATAAATCTCGAATTAACCATTGATAAGAAGAAGGTATTACTATCTCTCTTAATCCAGACGTGGTTTTAGGATAGTTCTGAACTTCGTAAATAGTCACGCCATTATCGTTACAATATCTTGTTTCAGTACGCCTAACCTTTACGGTGTTTTCTTCTGGATTTAAATCTTCATGTTTTAAAGCGGCTAATTCTCCAATTCTCATTCCACTAACAAACAACAACAGTATTCCAGAATTTTTAATATCACAATTAGTCTTAAGATATTCTATAACTTTACTCATTTCATCTTCGTCAAAAACTTGTTCGTCATCTTCTTTATAACGTTTAAAAAATTGTTTATCAGAAACATCTAAATCCGCAAACATTAATTCAGGACTCCAATAAATATATCCTTGTCGTTTTGCTCTTTTTAAGATACCTCTCATTATAGTTTTTAAACTACCGAACGATCTTGACGTTAAATGATATTTAGGAATTTGCTCTTCAAGAAATTCTACAATTTCTAATTCAGACACGTCCCTTATTCTCTTTTTACCAAAATCTTGAAAATGGCGTTTAAATGTCTGTTTCATTCTAGAATGAGAAGATTTTGTTATTTTTTTTAAATCTCTACGTCTATCATTCCATTCAGTAAAAATTTCTTCAAGCGTGGGATTTTCAATTATACTTAATTGATAATTACAAATAACGTCCTCTATATCCTCTTTAGTTGTTCGCTTTTTTAAAATCCTCCCTTTCTTTTCATCAGGTATGTAAACATACCAATTACCATCTTTTCCTTGCCAATACTTGTAAGGATGATTCTCTATTAAATTTTTATGTTTCTCCATTTCTATTATAGATTGGATATCAGGTATATTTATTATACCTCTTTCCAAACAAAAAGCTACATCTTCTTTTCTCATTTATTCTCCTTATAAACAAAGGGCATGAATTTCTTCATACCCCATGGTTTTATTTTCAGTTTACTCCAGTACTGCCATGACCACCACGATCCTCATTTCCTAAGTGGTCTACTTCAATAAAATTAATAATAGGATTACATTCCTGAATCCTAAACTGACAAATCCTGTCATTCTTTTTGATCACTGTGTCTTCAATCGCCAGTACAGGCATAAACCACTGGTCATTATCTCCGCAATATTTATTGTCTACCACACCTGTACTATTAACCTGAATGATTTTGAAGTTTTTAAAAGTGGAACTTCTTGGTGCTACAATAGCTTCATAGCCCTCAGGTAATTCCATTGCAACTCCCAGAGGGATAAGTTTGAATTCGCCCTTTTTTAATTCAAAAGTATTAGCGGCTCTAAGGTCTACCCATTCACCTGTATGAGCAGGTTTAATCGGTTCAATATCTGTAAAATATTTAATTTTAATTTTTATTCCTCTTTCGTCTGTATTTTCTTTTACATAAATCATTCTTCTTTTTCTCCTTCTTTTTGTTCTCTATAATCCCCAAATTTTTAAGCTTATAGAGAATCTTCTTTTCTGCAATTTCTACAAAATCTCCATATCGTCCATATTCCCGTGTATAAAATGCAGAATATACATACCCCAAACAATCAAGAACATTAATCCAGACATGATCTTTTTCTCGACTTATACACACTTGACAAAAAAGTATTGGCTTGCGTTTCCAAAATCTCACAGGAAATGTATATATCCAATAATTCATTTTTTCATCATAGACAAAGCCAAGCTGTTTAATGTTGTTTTCACAATAATCTGTAATAATCCAATCTCTTTGAATCATTATTAATCTCCAAGCAAATTCTTATGCTTACTAAAATAAACGTGCCATTTATGCGCTATACAATAAGCTTTAATCTTTCTGATCTCTTTTTTATCTGTACAATATTCAATAATACGTACTTTGCCCTTTATACGTTTTTGTGCCCATTTACACCAACTTTTATAATAATTAGTATCTGATGTTGAATTCTTTTTAAAGTCTTCGAAGAACACACCTTCTTGATTAATAGTTTGAATAACATTGGGATATTCTACCATAAATCTACGAAGGAAAACGTCACCACCATTAGGCATAACCACAAGCCCAACATCATTTTGGATAGTCAAAATAATATGTGCTAGTGCTTTATATACGTCATTTGCAGACGGTGCTTTCTGCATCATTTTAGTCCCCTCTTCTTTGAATCCCTCTTTGCACATATAGTACAAATCAGTATTATCAAAGTATAGACCAATAGCGCCCTTAGCTTTTTTCTTACGTGCTTCATTAATGACGTGTTCTTGCCAGTCTGTGTCTGTAACATCAATCCAATATTCACCAGACCAACCTGCGTACTTAGCTATACGAAGATGCTTAAATTTTTCATAATATGAACGTTCCCGCTCAAGAGCGCATGGATTTAAATAATCATATATTAATAGTTTTGAATTCTTTTTTAGAATATCCTTAATCATTGTCCCAGAAATGCCATCTGAATCAATAACAGCAAGTCCGTCTTTCATCTTTCTTAACATTGGCAGGACACGCTCCTGTTCAAAACAATATCTTAAATCACCCATTTTTAACTCCCATCTTCATATATATCAGAAACATCTCCTATTTCTTCTATATTCAACAGCTTTACTCTGCATAATTCTTCTGCTATTCTATTAAGTTCTTTCAGTTCTTCCTCTGTTAATTTTTCAATTGGAAATCGTTGTTCCCAAATCCAATCAACGTTTGTAAGTTTGTCCATGCTGAATTACCTTTCAAAAATGTGTAAGGTCAATATTATCTTTAAATCTCTGCATTAAATCTTCTGGAATTTCATATGTAAGCCAATTTCGTGATGCTAACATATCACATTCATGAATTAACATATCCGCATCATTCTGAGGTTTCTCCATAGCACTAACTTGTGGTGTTCTATCCCAACCATAACTTTCAGTTTTAAATATATTCCACTGACCAGAATGACGTTCGCACATTTCGCAAAGCATTTGAAGATGCTCATCTTTTAAAGGATGTAGTGTTTTAACATTCTCATTAATTTCAATAAGTTTTTGTTTTGCTAAAAGAGGATGTTCGCCAGTAGTATGTTTCCTCTTGCCCGCAACGCCATATTTACACATATCATGCAATGCAGGAACACAACGCATTAAATCTCGTTTAATCGGTTCAGGGAATTTATTCTGATTATATTCTAGATCAAGCAACATATTCAAAATTTCAAAGAACATATAAATATGAATAAGCTGTCCATAGTCTTTGACCTGCTGTTTGTTGTGATATTTACCAGAACTGCTTGCAGGTTTATAAAAAATTGCATCAGGGATTTTAGTAATAACTTCTTTAAAATATTCCAGAATTTCTTTAGTCTCAAATTTTTTAAACATCGGCTCAAAGACTGCTATTTTTTGTTCATCTGTTAGTTTTATATTATTCATTAATTCATATCCTCCGTATATTTACTTTTAGAAATAAATATATTATCTAAGTCATCAATAAAATCATCATCAATGTGTACCTTATGCTCATTCCAATGAGTGAACATAACTGCTTTATGACTATTGGACGGGGCTAAAAGAAAATCTTGATCAATTCTTTCTTTTAATGAATCTACATCCAAATGCGCATATCGTAAACGCCCTTGCATTTTATTAGTATAATTAGTAGTATCGTACTCAATGTTTGTATTAATAACTTCTTTACCCCAACATTCATTAGGTAAATCACCTTCGCCATGTCTGGTCAAATAAGTGCGACTCACATAACAAACTGTAACATTGCCCTGAAGCGCATTATCTGTAATCATTTTAGAAGCTATTGAACAACCTGTATTTGAAGGAGTACCAGACCACCAAGTGTCTTCGGGCTGTTGATCACCAATGAGAAGTCCCTGACCATTTTCAAAAATTACATTATCATACGTTTTTAAAAATGATTCTGGCACAAAAACACAATGACACGACATAAAATCTAAATCCATTTTATAACGAATTTTTAATCCTTCTACATCAATATGAGAATCATAATTCATAATGTCATCTTTATAATAATGGTTTAATTCTGTCCAATAATAATATGGATTATTAGAAGTTTGATTACGAATATATTCTTGTATATTTATAGCACCATATCCTTTTTCATATCTTTCAATAGTTTTCCAGACACCACTTCCACATGTATTATTTCTTCCAATTTTTTCATGCTGTTTTAAATTGGCAAGAATATCAAATGGAGTCATAAATCTGCATTCAGGATGGATAGACACTTTCGGCGCAATACCATATTGATGATAAAGTTCCAAATATTCATCAACAAATTTAATTGGATTAATTATAAAATCCTTACAGATGTAAGTATCTGCTCCCCGAAATGTAGCAGAACTAAAATGACTAAATATATGATGCTTACCATCAACTGTGTCCACCGTATGTGCTCTTTGAGAAGAGCCATTTGTAAGTACGCCTACTTTTGTTCCAACCGCTTTGTAGCCAAAATAATCTGTAGCTAATCCTTTACCCTCGTCACCATAATTGGACTAACGAGCCTACAATAATAAGCATATTTGTAGGCATTTATATCACCTCTTTTCTATCATAAGAATGGGCGAGGTATTTAATATCTCACCCATTCTTTTAAAATCAATTACCAAGTAATATAATTTGTCGTTGTGTCTTTTTGTGTTTTTACTGGAATAGAATCATTATTATTGTTGCCGTTAATGGAATCATTAATGCACTCTACAATAGTTGCAGGTAACTGCTCAATAGTTGCAACTTTCAGACGGTTCCCAAGATAAGGTCTAAAGCTGTTTTCAATCTTTATATTGTAATAAAAATAACTATTTGCCGTATCATCAACTGCAATATGATAAATATCGAATTTTTCAACAGCTTCTTTATAAAGATAAGTTGTCTCTACATCACCTTCCAAACTGTCACCAGTCACATTTTCAAGACGCCGTTTAGGAAGATAAGGATTCAAAGGTTCATCGCCCATGGTAATGATAATGCCCTTTTTACCACGCTTCCAACAATCAAGCTTAGTATGTCTCAAACCCATATACCAAGCGGCAGTATAAGATTCAAAACCATTGCCACCCCCACCATGTTCCATATAAACCTTATCAAGATGTTCTGCAATTCTTACATCCGATTCATACTGAGACATCTGAATGGGGGCATCGTCATAAGCAAGGTCTCCAATACCCATAATACAAAATTCAACATCTTCAAACTTATCATAAAGAGAAGTCATAATTGTATTAAGGGCTTTTGCTGTTTTTACACAAGCACTCCCCATCGATCCGGTTACATCTAGACCAAGAATAATAGGAATTGTATTAGGATGCTCTTCACTATCACAGCACTCTCTTACAATCTTAAAGGGTTTAAGGTCTTCATGGATTCTACTCTGCTTGTAATAATCCTGAAGATTGTCCGCTGTTACAATGCCTCTGGTATTTACAGAACGTCCCATGCTGTTAGAATAATTAACAAAACTACTAGTTGTATAACTTCCGCTACCCATTACTCTTCGTCCTCCTGATTATCTTCTTCCACATCTTTTGCGTCATCGTCAAAACCAAACATACTATCAAAATTGAACATATCACCGAAGCCACCGTTGCCCATCATACCAAGCATCATGAGGTTGCCCATACCATTATTATTACCGCCATTTTTACCGCCCATCATTTCAGACATCATCTTGTATTTCAGGATATTCTCAAAACCGTTCTTCTTGCCCTTACCCTTAGAGAAGTTAAACATAGAAACGATTTTACCGTAAAAATAAGTGTTACCCATAAACATGTGTCGTTCAGGAAGAATCTGCTCTACTGTGGAATCCTCATAATTAATTACGGTAATGAAAGAGGGATTTACATCTATAACACATTTAGGCTTACGACCACCGCCTTTATCCTGAGCAAGAATAATATCACCTTTTTCCACTTTGTTTGTAGGAATTACAAAAAAGAATTCCTCACCGATATCAAAGACGAAATTATTACAATTAATCAGCTTGCCAGTCTTTATATTATAAGACTTGTAGCCATTTAGTGTTCGAACAGCAATATTGCCATTCACATCCAGTCTAATGTTACCGGGGTCAATTCTTCCAAACATTCCATTAAAAAAATCTGTGTTCATCTTTTTACTCCTTTTTAATTATGTAAATTTAATTTATTATTGCTAAGTACATCTGGAGAGATTCGAACTCTCACGCCTTTCGGCATTGGTACTTGAAGCCAACATGTCTGCCAATTCCATCACAGATGCATATTGTGGTAAGCACATGCTTTTATACTTACCACAATATATTATGAAAGGTGCCAAATGAATAAGACTATAGTTAGTATATATATTTAATTATCATTTGTCAATAGCTAAGATATTTTTTCTGCATATTGATTATCAGATGCAAGATTAACACCAAGTACAGGATCATAATGTGGTTCTACGTCTGGAATATATCTGCCATATTTAATAATTATATTTGGAAATATATGACCAAGTTTATCTGTATAATGATATATTTCACGATAACTATAACCAGTATAAATCACAATATCATCATTGGTTTTTCTTCTAATTTCAATTATTAAATCAAACATATCTTCACAAGAGTCAAATGGCTCTAATCCTTGAAATACTATTGCTTCAGTAATCGGATTTTGCAAATATCTTTCAACTATTTTTTTAACATCAATGTCAATGATAGGTTCATTGGCAAGAGCACTATTTTGACAAACAGGTCTGCCACATTCCTTATCACATTTAAATGAACAATAAGGAAATTCAATTACCATAGATGCTTTTTTATAATTGATAAAATCTTCATCTATAATACCAAGAATCTTCATACAACATCTCCATCATTGACAGGTTCCCATTTTCTTAACTTGTATTCCGCAGTTCTTTCTTTAGACCAAGTCTTAATTTTAGTATAGAATCCAACAATCCTTGTATATTCACTATCTACAGGCTTGCCACACTCAGGACACACACTGCCATAAAATGCATGATTATCTTCACAAGCCTGAATCTTTGTATTAAAAGCAAAATATGTTACGCCTTGATCCGCAATATATTCTGTCAATTTCCATGCTTTTTCAAAACTATCAAAAGGAGCATCAATATTTGCATGGAGTATCGAACCACCATTACAATAACTGTCAAACATAGCTTGAATTCTAACTCTCTCTTGTAAAGTAGTTTTAATTCCAAGTGGAATAAATTGATTACCGTAAAGAGGTAAATCATAAATTTTACTACGAGGATAGAAGAACTTATCTTTTTGCATCAATTTTGCGGCGGCACTCTCACCGGGAATTTGTTCTGTATTAATCTGATAATCGCATTCATATTCTTTAATAAAGTTATCGGCGGTCTGTCTCATAACTTCAAATATTTTTTTACCAAATAATGAAGCTTTTGATGTATAGAATGTATTACCGAATTCGTCCATTTCAGTATAACCAAATTTTTTCATTGTCTCATACACGCCAAGAAACCCAATAGTATTATAAAGATGTTCAAAATCAATTAGTCCATATTCAAAATTAGGAAGAACGCCTTTTTCAACGTTCCTTTTAATTATATGTCTAACTGAATGCAACGCACACAAACAAATATAAACACGATGTTCAAGTTCTTTTAAATAATCTTCTTCATTATCTACGTCAAGAGCAATTCGAGCAAGATTAATAGTATTAACTTTTACAGAACCGACTTTAAGTGCTGTACCGCCAATCGAGTTAAAATATCCAAGGTCTTTAATATTACTCTTCAAACGACAACAATTAGACAAACTATTCACTGTACTATCTACGAACAAATTACTATCAGACCATTTCATATTATGTCTAATAGCCCATTCAGCAAAATCTTCATCAACAAATTTGCCATTCTGTCTGAGAAGAGAAATTGTACTTACAGGAAATGTAAACATATTGGTACTACGAATATTAGACATAACTTCCATATACCATTTCTGGAATTCAATAATCTCTTCTTCATAATCAATCATAAAAGTTCCATCAGGGAATTCTGCGCCACCAAATAAAGCTTCAAAATACGGATGATCAAAAACAGAAGTATTTGTAAAAGCTGATTGAGATCCATCTCTTACATATGTCTGATTTACCGCATAAATAAAACGCTGAAAATTTTGATCCGCATAATAACGTTCATTATGTGATGTTTTAATTCCTAAATAATCATTATCCACATCTTTTTTCCAAAAATAAAACATATATGGAATTACATTGGGCAATCCTACAGCGCCACTGGTTCGATTGCATGCAAAACTAATATATTCTTTAAGGAAATCTACGAAAGTAATAAGATGCTGTGCAGGTTGTGCATTAAATCCTTCTTGGAAATATAATCCTTTTTCCGCTAAATCTTTAATATCATATGCAAAACAATAAGATTTAAAAGAACAAGAAGGTGCATCATGCATATAAAGTTTGCCAACCCATTCCATTCTTAACCACTCATTAGCAGTTTTAAAACCAAATTTTTTAGAAACCTCATAATAAATTTTATTAAAAGCAAGCAATTTAGCATGAGGTTTCGACATTTCTCGTTCAAGAGTTACAATGTCTTTATGACTTACATTTGAATTACCATCGATACTTGAATCGGCAACTACATCCTCATCAATAAAATTATCAATAAAATCTGTGTAACTAAGTTGCCCATCATCAAAGCCGTTAAGTCTTGCAATTTCTGTTCCAAATTCTGCTTGCAGTTTATTATATTGAGATACAAAATTTTTAATTAATTTAATATCTATTTTCATTCTGCTTTCCCCCTATTCTTAATCCAATCAATAGCCTGTTTATACTCCATAAAATTGCCATCAACCTCAAGAATGGGCGCACTCTGATAACCCTTTTCAATCAACTTATCAATATCATTTGATAATGAAAAATCAATTCCTTCTCTAACCAATTTTTTTTCTAACACCTTACAATTAGGACACCCTGTACTATAAAGCACAATCATATCAACACTCTCCTTCTACATAATCTAAAACTTCTCTCACAACATCTCCAACTTCAGTCCCTTCATCATTCCAAATAACCTTTTGAGCGAAGATATCCATGACAGAAAAATCAATGCCATCCGACTCAATTCTTCTAGCAACTTCTTGTTTCTTATCACCACGTCTTTTAGCACGTATTCTGATAGTGTCATTATTACATTTAAGATATACAACTCTAAATTCAACAGGATTATCTCGTTTAAGTTCGTACATCTTATCAACACCAGATGGGCTAAGAATAATAACCTTTTTCTGATTATCTTTTACTCTAAGCACATCTTGTTTGGCACTACCATAATACCAAGTATCACCAGAAGCTACTTTATACATTCTATATTCCAAGAAAAATCCATCCTTAATTTTCCCCTCAAAATCTTCCTTGGAAATATAATGATAATCTACACCATCAGTTTCACCTCTTCTCTTAGGTCTGGTAGTATATGTCACTACCTTTTTAAAACCTTTATTAATTAATCTTTTTACAATAGTGTCTTTACCAGAACACATTTTACCACAAATAACTAGTAGCATATTTAATTATCCTCTTTTTCAGTCTCTGTATCTTCAAACAGCTTTTCAAGTCTAACAATTGTATCTACAATACCTGCCATATGGAATACAGACTCAACCTGATCTTTAGTGTCAGTTCCATAAATAACATCAATGTCTTCTCTCAGAAGGTCATAACCTGTTTTCATAATGTTATAATAAGTAATTTTACCAATTTTCATTTAATACCCCCTTAAATCATCTATAGTAAGTGGTTCACCATTTCTTTTTAGCATAATACTCATACTCTCAGTCGAAGCTTGTCCTGACACGTTTAAATGTTGTAGATAAACTACCCCTTCTTTATTATCAATAACATAATAATATCTATTTTTTCCATGCCACCTATCGGGTGCACCATATACTGTAATATCTGGATAACCAATGTCTGATATATCTTCTACTTCTATAGGTTCAGAAGGATGTTTTTCTTCAGGTGATCTATCAGATGATGTCTCGCCACACGCAATAAGTGTAAACATTATTAAAATACTAATTACAATTTTTTTAATCATAATAATTTATTCATCCTTTTTTCGATATAATCTTTTATTTTTTCATCATTTTACAGACATCCCCCACAACATCCATAATCTACATTTTCATTAAACACTTCGTCAATTTCTTCTGCGTAATCAAGCAATTCAGTAGGCAGGTCATCTGTATCTATACGCCAATCATCGTGTTCTACATAAGAATCAGAATAATTATTTCTAAATCCACAACTGCCACCACTACTCCAAAATTGAGGAAACAATTTCTTGTCTTTATATTTTCCATCAAAGTCTTGTCCGAAATGATATCTTTCGCCATTGATTTCCAATACCAGCACACCCATACATAATGATGGATACTTACCAGTATATTCAATAAATCTAACATGGGTTGGTCTGCTCTTGCGTCCTATTATCATTTTTCACCTCAATAACAATGACTAATCGGCTTAATCTCATTTTCAAGTTTACTCAACATCTTTTCATCATCTGTAGCAGGAATTACACTTACATAATTACCAAGCAATGAAGTAACCCCAAGAAAAGATTTAGCGTCAATAATTTGTGTTCTATAAATAACATCAATATTAATTGGATACTTATCACAAACATTTACAAGATTCTGCGCATCTTCAAGCGTATCAATTTTAAAAGCAATTAATTTCATTTTGTTTTAGTTCTCCTTATTAATAAATCGACCCATCAATTCCCCAATCTTCAGGATCAAGACTTTTTATGCAAAATATGCCATAAACTTCCTTACAATTTGAAAAATCAATATTATTATATGTGTCAACAGTACCATCTAGCCAATTTAAAACGCTCAGTATTCGTTTAGTTTCTACTTTTTTTTCATCATATCCATCATTAAAATAATCAGATGGATTACGTTTCTTAAATTTATTCAACCATTTTATATACTCTTCTAAACCCGTTTTAAGTTTTTTCATTCTATCAGTTTTCAATTTATTTTAATTCTCCTCATTTTTAGTATAAAAAACATTAAAAGGATTCCATGCATAAATACCAAGCCATACCCAGTATAAAATTGTTGTTATTATATAATGATTTCCAGTATTAAAAACAACATAATATATCATTTGACTTCCAATTAATAATTCAATTATTATCCAAATAATTCCAACATTGGTAAGCATTGTTACTCCCTATACGGTTTGCATTTTTCTTTCCAAGCTACAATTTCATACTGACTTTCATCGATTTGATAACTTTCCTCCATAAACCAGACATCTTCATGCCATCCTCTTGGGACATACCATGTATTGGTAAACTCATCCCAAACAAGATCGTCATCATCATAATCATCCCAATTATATGCACTATCGTCTACAGGGATACTGCCATCTTCATAAAACGCATTGCATGTACCATACCAATATTCATCAGGATTATCCCATTTCTTCCATCTGAATGTAATTTCTACAGGCTTCTCAGATTCAGGAAGCCTGTCAGTTACTTTAATCCAATCTTTATTACCTTTTGCCATAATTTTATTCAACTCCTTAATCAACTTTTTTAACATATTTCGTACCACCAAATACACTGCCTACAAGTGCCAATATAAGCCAAATACCAAGCGCCAGTTTCCAAGAAAAAGCAAAACCGAACGCCCAACATATTCCTTTAATAATAAGTCCTGTAATTCCAAAACTAATTCCATAACAAACAACAACAATTATAAGAGTTACAACTATTCCAATTACCATAATCAATTCTCCTTTTATTCAACAATCTTAATAATTTCTTGTACATAAGGTAAACTTTTAAGAATACTTACAAAATCATTCCATTCATCAAGTTTGTGCCCAGTACGTTGTCTAATCATAGTGACTACATTCTCATAATTCATTGTGACTGTTCTTTTCTGATTATAAGAAGATGGAAGTAACTGTATCATTAACCACCAATGTTTCTTATCTTTAGAACGCAAATATAAATCTCTTGCTCTATTCAATTTATCAATAGTTTCTACCAAAGAATGTTCTGCCCAAGTAGCTAAATCATAGGAATCCTCATCATCTTGATACTCATAACGTAAATGCTCATGACTAAAATCATCCAATTCAAACTCTTTGGCATGAATCTTGTGCATGGTGGAACAACTATCAGCAGTTGTGCCAATTTTATAAGTATCAAACTCTTTCCACCAATAAAGTGGAGCAGTAATATCCATAGATATAAAAATTTGTCTAAGATATTTTCGATGTTCTGAACCCGCATTATATAATCTTCTCATTAAATCTAAATCATTTTCGCCTATACTAAATGCCTTTGAATTTACATCAATTTCATCTTCAAAATAACTATCACTTTTATCCCAACTATTCATAGGATTTCTCATACCTCTCACAGCATGTTCAAACCCCCACACATCTATATTTTCTACTTTAATCATTTAATATTCTCCTATCATTTTTCAATTTAAAACAATAGTTCTCCACTTCTTATTCTTCCAGTATTTCCACTGAAAATCTCCACCAAATACTCTGGTCTCGATATCTTCAACCTTGTCCATACCAAGAAGAAAATCTCTTACTCTCTGCATTTCTTCAGGAGATTTGCTGTAAATCCTCGCCCAACGCTGCAAATCATGATCAATCTGTTCAATAGACCATTCTTCATCTGTTAATGCAGACTGACGTTTCCACTCAGCTTCTTGTGCATCAATAACAGCCTGTGCTTCTGCATATGTTTTGAAAACATTATCTTTTTGAAGAGAGATAAAAGGATATTTATATACAGAGTCATCATGCTCTTTTCTAATACGCCATCCAAGCTTCTTGTCTACTTCTGAATGTGGGACTGATTGGTCATAATCCTGAAGACGAACTAAATAGCCCTTTTCAAGTGCATATTTAATATCATCTGGATTGGTAATGTGTAAATCTTTAAAAAGACTATTATCCATACTTGATTTTCGGTTAACATTAAACAGCACTGTATTATAAGTCCATCCTTTAGGAAGCTTGTGCCATTTAGTTACATTAGGAAAATCTTTATAAGGAATACCATTGATATAACGGTTATCATATGTATGTAACCTTTCAGCACACACTGCATCAGAATATTCTTCTTCTACAATACCGAATTCTACATACATATTCGTTGACCATTTGTAGCGTTCTACCCAATAAACTACGTCCCCTGATTGAAACTTCATTATACGCTCCTTTTTATGACAGTAAGAACAGTTATCTGATACTCTATTAGTATAACTGTTCCTACTATCATTGTCAACCAAAATTTAATTATCACTTCTTAAAACACCAACTTAGGATGAGCAATCTCATATAAAGAATCTTGTAAGTGAGTTTGTTTTCGACTAATAGCTTCCTGTGCTACACCATATCGTAATGCCCCTGTCTGACATACAAGATAGCATTTCTTTTTAGCACGAGTGATACCTGTATAAATAAGCTGACGGCTCAAAAGACCATATGATGCAAAATCAAAATTAAAAATAATATTATCACTTTGACTACCTTGATATTTATGAACTGTAATAGCATAAGCCAGATCAAGCTGTTCCCAATAATCTTTAGGGATACTAACACGCCCAATGCCAACAAAATCAATAATCATTACATCAGTTTCGTCACCTTCTTCATTTTCTTCGATTGTAATATCTTTAATAATACCAATGTTACCATTATAAATTGTAGGCTCAACCTTATAATTATTAACGGTATTAATTACTTTATCACCAACTCTGAAAATTCTTAAACCAGAACTAACAGTCATTACAGATTCTTCTTTAAGATCATCTCTTGCAGGATTATACAATTCTTGAATATCATTATTTAAATTATAAGTATTAGAATCTCCACGTTTTTTAACAGGAACAATAACCTGTGTTTCTAAAATATCAAAATCTTTTTGAGCATAAAGCCTTTGGAAATATTCCATTACTTTATAAAAACTATTAGAAGAATCTAAATAACAGTCTAAAACAAGGTCTTGTAATTCTCCACGGACTTCTGTTCCACTCCATTCAGCGTCAATGATTTGTTCACCATGTCTGACAGCTGTACTATTTGTAATAATAGCAGACTTAGCAGCCTGACGATGAATTTTTGTAAGAAGGATATCTGGAATCTCATTTGATTGAATCATATCATAAGCAACATTGCCACAACCAATTGCTTCAAGCTGTGCAGGATCACCAAGCATAATCAGTTTAGAACCAGATGGAATAGCACGAATCAAATAATAAAATAATTCAGCATCTACCATTGAAATTTCATCAAGAATATAGATATCATATCCTAGCTGTTTCTCCTGATTATATTCAAATCCCGCACCCGAATATCCTAAAAGTCTATGAATGGTATAACCTGTTTCACCAGTGACTTCAGCCAGTCTCGCAGACGCACGACCAGATAAAGCACACATTACATGAGAATAATCAGTAAGGGCGGTAATTATTCCATTTACTAGAGTCGATTTTCCCGTCCCGGCACTGCCACTAATGACTAACACATTCTTTTCAAGTCCCATTTTAATACCATTTATCTGCTCATCAGTAAATTCCCAACCTTGCTCTCGTTCAATATTTTTAATTCTACCTTCCCAACCATCGTACTTAAAATCAGATTCTGCATCTCTAATTCTTAACAATTCACAAGCAATCTGCTCAGATAATCGTCTAAAATAAGGCAAACCAATCTTAGTTTTTTCATCATTAAACCACAAATCAAGACTCTTAATTGCTTTTGTAATTGTACTGTCTTCGACCTCTTCACCAATTTCGTCAAGAATTGCTCCGAGTAACTGGTCTGGTGTTAACCATGACATACCATTATCGCCACTCCGCTTTAGATAATATTTAATATATTCCGCAACACGAGTTTCACCCAATGGATCAATTCCACCTTTTAGAGCAATTTCATCAGCTTTTTTCCAACCAAGTCCATTAACCTCATTTACCAGTACATAAGGATTGTTTTTAATCTTATCTACAACCAAATCAGCTGAATGATATGTAGACATAAGTCGATTTACAACATTATTTGTAAGACCATAATCTTCCAATTCAATATAAATTTTAGCACGGTCATAATGCTCATGAAATCTATGACACCAAACGGTTGCTGTTTTAAGACCACATCCTTTAACTCTAACCAATGCTTTCATATCATGTTTCTTCAACGCTTCGAATGGGTCATCTAATGCTCCGTACATACAATCAATCTGATAAGGAGTGAATAAAGAACTAAGGTATTTCTTTTTGCCAATATCATCTCCATCACTAAAATCAAGTGCTGTAAAAATAGATTGAATTACATATTGATCGCCCCATTTAGGGTCATGTACAAAATCTGCGATAATTGTATAAATACATCCCTCAATGGGTTGTGGCATTTGACCCTTAAAAATCATTAAATCACCTTTACAAACACCATCTCCAGAGCGGACTTTTTCTATCGAACATTTAATAATTCCCCAATTATCTTTAAAATATATGCGATGCTCCACAGAAGCATCAACTTTAATTCTATTATTTTCTTTCTCATTCATTTACTTGAATCCTTTCAGTCTGTAATTCCATTCGTCCATCTGGAAGAACATTTTTAATTAAATTAACTGTATGTTTATAAATCGTATCTTTGTAAATCAAAGGGAAAAACTGGTCATCTCTTCTAATGCCACTAATAAGAAGTTTATTACCACGTTTAAGCCAACTTTCTTCAAGCACCTTCTTCTTGCCATTTTCTAATGGCTGTGAGATACGCTTATTATAAAATGCATAACTGCCTTTATAAAATTTAACATTGACAACACCATAACAAGTAAGAAGGGCAATACTATGTTTGGCATTAACACTTTGTAAGACAGTTCCTGCGATTCTTGTGATGCGATACTTAGGAACACGCTTCCATTCATTATCAATTTTACGACTATACCAAGCATAAGGTTCAGGTTCTTCTGGTAAATCAAAATAATTTACGATACCATAATAATCTTCATCGATATCGGCAAGTTCGTGTTCCCGATCATAAAAACAGCATGCTTCCATATTCCATAATGCTTCAGTGCCCGATGCTTTTTCATCCCAGACAGACTGAAATAAAGCTTCATTATATGTATCAAGCGCTTCTTGCGAATTAAACCAGTCACGTAAAGGCTGAATTAAAACATTATATTCTTTAATAAAATCCTTTTCTGAAATAATATAATATCCATCTTTTACATCAATTACAGAATCTTCCGAAAAGAATTTATTAAATACTGATTGTGACGCATCATCCAAAATGAAATAGCGGTCATGATAACCACGTTTAGGAAGTTTTTTATCAGGATTAATATAAAGTTTATATAAACCCTCATCATCTAAAACATATTGTTTAATATTGACACAATTAAGACAATTTTTAAGATCATCTGGAACAAGTTTAAACGAAAGCAGTTTTCCAAGTTGTTGCATAGTCAATTTATTAATAGGCTCGAAACAATATTTACGTAAAAACCATTCCATTGTTTTAAAACGATCTTGATTATGCAGTGCAAGAAAACAACCACCTTTAATTAATTTGATCATTTGTGCGGGTTGAACAATTTTGGTATCGAGCATTCGAACCGCAAAATCATCCATTGATGAGTAAGGTGCGTTTTGAATGATTGCTTGAGCAAGTTCAGTATTTACACCATTAATACCTTTCATGCTAAATTCGATTCTTTCATCTTGCACATTAGGTACAAATTCGAATTGTGGATTATTAATATCAGGATTCGAAATTTTCACTCCTTCATGCTGAATAGTAGCAATAGCAACAGCCATTTTACCATAATCGGTAGCGTCATTGGCGTTTGCATTATATGATCCTGAACGCACAATAAGATTAGCTGTCTGCCAATAAATAGGATTATATTTGTAATTGAGCCACGCTTCTTGCAAACCGATACAACTATATCCTAAAGTATGCGCCTTATTGAATCCATAACCTCTCTGGGTATATATAAGTTGATACCATACATAATTTGTTAAATTAGGAGAAAGTTGTTTTTCTTCAGCATTTTCAAAAAATTCTTTTTCCAATTGTTCAAAATCTTTAGGATTCTTTTTTGCAACAGCTTTTCTTAATCTATCAGCCCACCCTAAATCAAAACCACCAATTTTAGGATGCATCGTAAGTAGTATTAAATACTCTTGTGCTTCACAAATACCATAAGAAATGCCAATAATATCTTTTAAAATATCCTGTTCCTCTTCAGTTAATCCGTACTCCGTCATTTCATCATACCAAAGTTGAATATTTTCATGAAATCTGGCATATTTTTCAAGTGGCATTTCGTCCCCTTTATTCTGGGGCATAAGCCGAATAACGGAATTAATTGTGGCAAGGTCATCTACTGAATGTGGTTTAACAAGACTTAATGCTTTTTTCCCACTATCCTTATCAAACTGAAATAGGTTCATTACTTTTTGATTGCCAACTAATTCCCACAATTTGGGGGTATCTCTTGTAATATTGTATATACCTAAATATTTAAAATATGTATCTTTTAAATTTCCTTGCCATTCAATAAGACCATCTTTAAGTAAAAGATTTAACGTAGCATGAAGTAAATCCGCACCATCTACTGATAATTCATCAATTTTAATCAGCGATACTGCTTCATCACCATGTAAATCAAATTGAGTAATAATATCTCCAGAATTGGTTCTCATTAAAGCAGTAGACTCTACAAGAGGTTTATCACAAATAATTATGCCACCTGCATGAGATCCGATTCCACTAATCAATCCCTCAATTTTTTGTGCGACATCCCAAAGTTCGGGTCTTGCGTCCATTTCTCTGACAAAATCAGGAACAGGCTCATAGTCTTCATTACCATAATACATAGTCTTTAAACTGCGTGCCTGTCCTCTGTCGAACACAACAAGAGAAGCAATGTAAGAAGCTATATCATTGGAAATTCCAAGACCACGACTTGCAGTAAGAATCGCACTTTTACTTTTTTCAGTCTGCAAAGTTAATACTCTTGATACTTTATCTACACCATAAGTATCAATAAATTTTTGGATTACAGCTTCACGTTTAGCAGATTCTATATCTGTATCAATATCAAGTACACTAACACGTTTAGGATTAAGAAAACGCCAAGGATACATCTTAGTCTTTTCTCGTAAAGCATCTAATTGAATAATATCAAGTAAATACAATAAACAAAAACCACCACCTGAACCACGAGACGGCATAACCAGACTTCCTGCGTCCCAAGCTAATTGAACATAATCTCTAACCTGCATAAGATAACGAGACCATCTAACTTTATTAACTTCAGAAGATGTTTTTAAATAATTTAAACATTCATCTATCATTTCATATCCACGCTGACACTGATAATGAGAATTTTTACCGTCAATTGAACGAAGTAACTCTCTTGTCATATGTCTATCTGAAGGATATTCTGAATGATAAAAATAATCTAAAAGTGGAATATTATCTTTAAATTTAATATAAAGTTGTTCATCAGGTTCAGTAAGATCAAAAGGAATGTACGGTAATTCCAAATCTTTAGTCAACGAATAATACTGTATCCTATCATAAATAAGCATAGTATTATTTAATCCCAATTCTACAGCATTATAACCAATGGAATCATCCATATACTCATGAATTTCTTCTTTAGTCATAATATAGGTTGTAGTATAAAAATCATCAACTTCTCTATCACCTTCGGCAGCCTTTAAAAATGCTTTGTGAATTTCTCTATCTTCTTTTCGAAGATAATGTGCATCAAGAGTGATAATATAAGGAACTTGTAAATCTTTTGATAATTTAATAATAGCTTGATTTACATATATCTGATCTTCATTTGGATTAGGCTGAATTTCTAAAAAGAAATAACCATTTCCAAACCATTCGACCATCGTTTCAATCCAATAAACAATATTTTCGTATATTTCTCCACGCTTAAAAACGTCCTGTTCGTCTCGATATTTAAGAAGTTGTCGTGGAATACTTCCACCAAGACAAGCACTTGAACCAATAAGATGTCCTTTATATTTTTCAAGTAATTCTTGTAAATCCGAATAATAAGTAGGCACTCGATACATTACAGACATAAAGGAATTATTGACCCAAGCTTTCGTACTCAATTCACGCAATGCTTTATGCCCCTTTGCATCAAGAGCAATTAAAATAAAATGCGGATAAAAATTATTCCCCTTATTATCTGCGATTACTGATTCAGGACATAAATAAATCTCGTTACCAAGTCCTACTTTAAAATTCTTATACTCAGGTTTGTCTTTAACCGAATCATAATATTTCAATACATCAAGATGACTACCAATTGTCTCGTGTTCAGTAACTACGCAACCTTGCCATCCACACTGTCGATGATATTCTATAAAATCAGGAACTTTAATAATTGCGTCCCTGAGACGATAATTCGAATGTTCCGTATGTCCGTGGCATGAAAACATATATTCTCTCCAATCAGAAATTTAATTTTCGTTTCTTATCTTCTTTATTATCACGCTTTTTAGTTGTATTGTCAAGAGCATTATATTTCTTATTCACTGCCCATGATTTTTCTTGCGGAGTCCAAAGACTATAATATTCGCAATCATTTTTAAATTCATGTGCTTTCGGATTAGTGATTGAATAATTGCACCAATGACAAAGCGGGCTAGGTTTCGGCAGCCAAATACCACTCTTTTTATTTTTATCCATCTTATCAAGCGCATTATCAAGTGTTTTTTCTAATCGTTTTTCCCAACCAGTAGTCATAGCCCTTTGATCTTCATCAATTAAAATAAAGCGATAAAGGAAACTTACAGGAATCTGACCAAACTCTTGATAAATTGCCATTGCATAAATACCAAACTGAAGAGAAGTCACTACTTTATTTGCAGGAAAACAAGCTTTCGATGTTTTGTAATCGGTCACTCTAAAACTCCCATATACATTAATGTCTACTCTATCAATAAACCCATTAAAAATAACTCTGTCTTTATATACAAACTCAAACGGCAGCTCTGCATATATAGGATGCCAAATTGAAGTATCGCTCATTTCTTCATCAAGAACTTTTTCAAACACTTCCATCTTTTCTTCGTATGTCATGCCAGAAGCATTGTCGGGTTCATACCATTCCTCAAAATATTTCCGCTTTAATTCATCTACTCCAAGAATATGCTCTTTTGTTTTTTCATTCATGTCAATAGAGCCATATTTTAAAATAAAATGAAGATAATCATAATCTACGGGCTTGCCAACTTTAAGATAATTACATTTAAGTTCCAGAATCAAGTGACACAAACTTCCTAATTCCAAAGCTAGTGTGGTTTCTTTTGTGTATTTCTTCTCGCCATATTTAAGATGATACTGATATTCACAATTGCGGAAAGTTTCTAATCCACTATAACTTAGCCTTGGCAATACTCCTCGATCTGCTTCAGTGACCGCCCTCACTTTCCCCTCAAAAAAATCACTCATTGACTTGTTATAATCTTCTACTAATTCATTGCCCATTTTCACCATTCCTTTCTATGCTAAAATAAGTGGGGTTTTCGATATTATTTTTGTCTTATCTACTTACCCCACTGTACCCTCATGGAAGCGCTGTTATGTAAAAATTAATGCGTTTTTCCCACTAAATTTTTTAAAATTCAGGTTGTTATGCAGATTACTCCTGCCAGTCAATCCAACCATAGGGATAACACTGCATACCTGTATCACGCCATTTACCAGTTCGTCTATCTTTATACTGAAACCGTTTACGTCTGGCATTATATCTTTCCCAACGAGATGCGGGTAAATAGATATAATGCACACTTGTTCTTCCTTTTCTTAACACCACATATTTTGTACTTTTAGTGATTTTTTCGCCTTTTTCATTAAAGTAATACATTTTATTGTTTCTTACACGAAAAGTATTCTGTGCCACGGAACCTTTAGGATAACAAGCGGATTTTGTTTTATGACCATAATAAGTTTTACCATGATATTTAAACCATCCGGTTTGTGGTTTACCATGTTTCATAATGTAAATATAACCATAAGAGTCTATATATTTACCATTTCTTGGAATTCTTGTTTTCGCATTCGCAGTTATAGACAAACTCGCAATTATCATCATTAGACACATTACTGCAATAACAATTTTCTTCCAATTCTTTTTCATTTATTTTTCTCCTTATATTAAATAAACAAAGCACAAGTTGATACAACCATTAACATCGGTGGTATAAAAGCTACGATAATATCTTTCATGGTAATTGCCTTTTTATCTTTTACATTTAACCAAATATTTAATCCCCCAGATAACATAGCACAACCACTAGCCACAGCAACTTTAATAAAACCTTCCATAATCATTAATCCTTTCTTTTAATTACTTCATTTACATCTTCCATTGTTATCAAAATTTTTTCTTTCATCAGTTGCAATAAGATATCTTTACCCTTGTCAGTGGGAGAATCTTTATAATCAAGTCTGTGTTCTTTATCTAATACCAGATATACACGTACATAAGGAACGAGCGGAGCAACTTTTTTAATCAACTTTTGATAATAAGCTGTTGCTTCAAAAGTGTCTGAATCACCATATTCCCTGTCCATACCAACTATAACTTCTTCAACTTTTAATTGCTCTAATATAATTTTAATTTGTGTTTTTGAAATGTTTGATCCACACAGTCCTACAACAAAACTGTCTTCACCAAAATATGAATAAGCTTGTAATACAGATTTTTCAGCTTCAACCAACATCACTTTTTTACACTGCTGTATCTTGTCTTTAGCAACATGTATGCCATATAAATTACTTCCAAGCTGATGACTTAAAAAACGACCACCGATTTGTAAAGGTACATATTTACCAAATCGTTCTGCATCTTCATCATTTAAAAATCGTCCCCTTATTCCTATAAGACGTTCATTAATATCTCTATGTGGAATAGTTATCTGATTGGTTAATCCGTAATATCCTATTTCAAATCGTGACATTGCTTCACGAGTTATATGTTCATCAAGCCACCCTTGATAAGGTGCATACCAGAATATATCAAGAATATTTTCATTTATTTCTGATAAATTAGGCACCGCCTTTGAATTTTTCTTTATAGATTTTAAACGATTGATCCATTCAAAGTCTGTAATAGTTTTTTCTGGAGCAATTTGTTCAGGGTCTTTTTCGTATAATCGACCTGTCTTAGAAGCTAAAAAATAAAGCGCCTTATAATAAGTAAGTGTTTTTCCCTGTAATCTATGAGCACGAATAATAAGTTCAATAATCCCATATGAATCACCACACGTCCAACATTTAAAGCGATGAGAATCATTATAATATGTTAGTTTATAGGGACTGTCTCCATCGTGGCAAATTGCTGTCGAAAAACAGAGATTCCCTTGACTATCACGCTTATATTCTGGTGAACCCAATTCTGCACAAATTTTGATTATATCTTCATTTGTTAATGAATTTAATATTTTTTTCTGATCTAAATACATATTCTTACCGTTATACCCAGTTATACCCAGTTATACCCAAAAAGGGAATCACCAATCAAAATCTCTTTTTACTACTTGTTCTTCTTCTACTGCTTCAGATTTAATTTCAATAGCCGTGGTATCAATAATTTCAGGTTCTTCATCATGTACCTGTGATTCCAATACTGAATGTTCTTGAATTTTAGCTTCGACTTGTTCAATCTGAGTAAAATCTATATCAATAAGATTAAAATCAAAATCTGTTACAAACAGTGCCTCTTCATCCATTGTACCCAAATCAATCTGACTCCAAATTATAATATGGGTAAGTCTTCCTCTACGAACCTTATACACCCAATGACCCATATTAGGCATTCGTAAACCAAAATGATTTTGAATAATAGCATCTAGTTTATCCTGCTCACGTTGCGTGGGACGCATTGAAATAATACCTACATCAAGTTTATTGGCTAATGCTTTTGCGCCAGACAAAAGATTTTGATCTTTGATAGTGGCATTTCGTGCTTCTCCATTAAGTTGTGAAGCAGTAAAAATAAACACATTTAATTGTTGAGCAATTGTTTTTAGTTCTGTCGAAAATACCAACAGAAGTTGATGTTCTTTCAAACCCATGCGAGATTTGCCACTAACTTCTGACATAAGTCTAAGTGAAGTACTTATATAATCAAAAAAGAAATACTCGACTTTAAATTCTCGATTATATTTTTTAATTATATTTTTAATATCTTCAATTGAAAAATCAGGAATGTGAACAATATATAGCGGAGAGGATCGAATATATTCAATCGCTTTTTTAACTCTTTCATATTCACCATCTTTATATTCACCATACAAAATATGTTCTTCATTTACTTTGCTGACAGCGGCAATTAAAATGGTTTGTATTTCATCTACTGTCATTTCAGTAGTGATATATGTAGTGGGTTCTGACATTCCTGTATAAACAAAGTCTTTTTTATACGTATCATATACATATGGAACTGCAATTTTACAAGCGTCTCCTGCCGCACATCGAGATTTTCCTTCTCCTTGTGGAAGAGACCTCATATATAAACATCCTTTTCTACCACCTCTTGCTACTGTATTTAATCCATTATTATTTAATGGCACGCCTACATCAGGAATTTTTCTAAAGCTTTCTACTAAATCAAACGCATCATCAGCCGCCTGAATTTCAGTAGTTAACATATTCGTACAATATTTAATCGTAGGACTGATAACTAAATCTGTCTCGACCATTCTTACAATATCTTGTTCAGTATAGTTATCGAACTTTTCCATTTCTTTTGTA